GCACCGAGGTACGGGTTCCAGCCGGGCACGAAGACGAGCGCGTCGGCCTTGCGCGGGCCGTGGTCCCGCGTGCCGTTGATCACCATGTGCCAGAAGAAGGCGATCTTGCGCCGGCTGCCGACGACCCATCCGGGCTTGCCGGTCTTTGCGCGCTTGACCCGCACAGCCCGGGCCATGTGCCGCGACACCGGGCGAGCCTCCGCTCGCACGTCCTTGGCCAGCGACTGCGCCGCCTTCTTGGTGCTGGCGTCGATGATCGCGGTGATCTCGGGCTCGAGGAGCGGCCGGAATGCGCGGTGGATGGCCGGGATGCCCTCCACACGAACGAATGCCGTCGATGCTCCGCGGCGCGTGGTCATGGCGTGAGACTCACGGTCTCGTAGACGTAGACGTTCCAGTGGACCCGGACGCCCCAATACGTCTCCCCGCCGACATCGACCTCATCCCACTCCCATCCGCCGTCGGGGAGCGCCTTGGCGACCTCGTAAGCACCGGGTGCGATGCCCAGCTTGACCTTGTCGACGGTCGCGTGGAGCAGGTATGGAAGCCAGCGCTGCCGGTCGGCCTCGGGTCGCTGTGTGGTCCCCGAGCGCTTGCCGAACAGGGTCACGCTATCGATCTGGATGGTGTGCTCCCAGCGCATGTTGGCGATGACCGAACCGTTCTGGACTTCGAGGAACGTGTACGGGAGCGCCGTGATGGCCTTGGGCACCTGCCCGGTCGAGCCGCGCATGGCGGGCGCGCCCGATGGCGTCCCGATGGTCCCCGACACGAACCGCGCCGCCAGCGCGTCGCAGATGCCCTTGAGGTCGATCACGGGGCTGCTCATGCGAGGTCGCGCCCACGTCGGTAGCGGCGCAGCGTGTCCAGGTCCCGCGGGCTGAACGACCGCGATACGAGCGTCTGCCCCATCTCGTCGGTGCCCACGAGGTCGGTCTGGCCACTCTGGACTCCGTGCCATGCACGGGTCGCGGCCGTCAGCGCCACCTCGATGATGTCGTCGGGGATGGCAGCCCATCCGGCCGTGGCCGTGATGCGGACGGTCCCGAAGCCGACCGGGAAGACGCCATAGGCGCCGGCCGGCAGGTCGGACAGCCACAGGTCGTCGAACGGCGCCCCTGGCATCGACACGCCGCGCAGGAAGTAGTCACCCGCGGCGATGGTCTCGTATGCCGCGCCGGTGTTCGCCGCGATCTCGAGGAGGGACACGGCACGCAGCCCGCCGATGAACCCCGCGACATGCTGCGTGACGTTCATCTGCTGCCGACCGTTGCCGTCATAGACATAGGTGGCCGAAGCGATGGGCGCCAGCACGCGCCGGGTGTAGCCCTCGATGAACTGATTGATGCGGTCGCAGACGGCACCGAGCACCACGTCGTCGGTGGTGTCGCTGATGCCGGCCTGCGCTTTCAGCAGCGCAGCGGTCGCGTAGGAACCTGTAGCAGTCGCCATCGGTGTCTATCCTCGGGGTGGTGGGGTGGGCATACGAGGCCGCGCGGCGGTCATCTGGCGGTCATCTCGCGCCATCGGCGGACGGTCCGGGGCGAAACCTCCAGATGCTCGGCGATGCGCTCGATCGTCGCGTCGGTCCCGAGTTCGCGTTCGGCCTCGGCCAGTCGTCGGCGGTGGTCATCGACCGCCGACACCGCCGGCACCGGGGCCCTGCGCTGGTCCCAGGGGAGACGCGGGTCGGCGTGGCCGCACGACCGACAGCGGTCATCGTCGGGAGTCGGTCGGCCGCACCAGCCGCACCGGATCATCGCGTCTCGCCGCCGACCGGGAGCATCGTGGTCTCGCGCACGCGTGACTTGATCGCCGACGAGGATCCGGCCGCTCCCGGCGTGTAGGGCAGGTAGACGACCTCGATCCGCCCATTGGCGAGCTCGGGCGCGGTCATGCCGATCTGCGCGAGGTAGTCGCGCGACCGCCAGTCCCAGCCGACCGCGATTATGTCGGGCCGGCACGCATCGACCACGGCCCGGATCGTCCCGTCGGGCTGGTCGTTGGGCAGCACGCAGTCGACATGGACACATGCCTCGATGACCGCCTCACGGTCGACATAGCCGATGACCGGAGGCGCGCCCTTGTAGCGCTCGACGAACTCATCCGTATTCAGTCCGACGATCACCCGGCCGCCGCTCCCCGCGAGATTGCGGCAGCGCCGGAACAGGGCCACGTGGCCGGCGTGGAACAGGTCGAAGGTGCCGAGGGTCAGGACGTTCACGACGCGGCCAGCCACGGGCGGGATTCATGCCGCCATCCGGCATCGAGGCGATACAGCCACGTTCGCTCCGGGACGCAGCGGAAGCGGGCGCCGGCATCGAGGCACTTGTGCCAGAAGGTCCAGTCGTAGCCGCGCGCCTCATCCCAGCCGCCGACCTCGGCGACGAGCTCGGTCCTGACCATGGCGTTGTGGCTGACGATGGACAGGCGCCGGAGCAGGTCGGCATCGAATGATCGGTTGTACTGCTCCCAGGGGTCATCGCCGGTCACGTCACACCATGAATAAACGACATCGGCATCCTCGGACGCGGCAATGAGCAGGTCGAGGTGCTGCGGGTACAAGATGTCGTCATCGTCGAGCGTGGCGATCCAGTCGGTCTCCACGGTCTCGGCAAGCAGGTTCTTGGGGCGGGCACCGCCGCGCTGGACGTAATCGACCGCGATCAGGTGGTCCAGCGGCCGATACGTCTGCGCCGCGACCGATGCCATCGCCTCGGCGAGCAGGTGCTCGCGTCCGGGCATGGTGGCCGTGATGACCGTCACGCTCACGCGATGGCCCTCGCCTTGGCAGCCTTGCGGTCGCGCTTGGCCTGCGCCCGGGTGACCTTCTGGGTCGCCTCCTGCGCCTGCGCCTCCATCTCCGCGAGGATCGGGCGCCAGTGCTCAGCGAACACACGGTCGGCCCGTCTTGTCTCAGCCTGCGCCAGTGCCGCAGCGCGCAGCGCCGGATCGCCGCGGTGCTCATACATGTCCATGAGTGCGCCGATGGTCTCGTCGACGAGCGGAAAGCCGAAATGCGAGCCTTGACGTGCGTCCCAATCCGGCTGGACGTGGACACGCCAACCGGCCGGGAAGCGCTCCGTCTCGGCCCGTGCCGGGTCGTATACGGGCCCGACGACCTCGGCCTGCGCCGTCCAGTTGGACACGATGACCGGGACACCGCACGCCATCGCCTCCCATGGCGCCAGCCCGCAGCCCTCGCCGCGACTGGTCGAGAGCAGCACGTCGAACGAGCTGTAGATACCGGCCATATCGGCATCGGTGTACAGGTGCCGCTTCATCGCGTAGTCGTCAGCGACGATGATCCTCTTGCGGTCCATGCCGGACCGCTCGAACAGCATGGAGAGATCGATGCCGTCAGGGCCCCGAACGAGGGAGTGGACGTAGACCCAGGCATCGGGATGACGCTGCTGGAGCGCCCCGAGCGACAGGGCCATGTTGGACCAGCCCTTGCGGTCATAGGTCAGCGTCCCGGTATTCGCGGCCACCACGCCCACGAGGAATGCGTCGTCGGGGATGCCCGCGTTGGGGCGGAACGGCATACCCGTCGTCGGCAGGTGGTCGCGCCGGACGTATGCGTCATCGATGGCATGGGGCGCGTACCAGACCGGGAATGGGCGGTCGATGGTCCCGGCCTCGGCCAATCGCTGCGATGCGACCGTCAGCTCCTGGTACCCGAACTCGGCCATCGCGATCGGATGGTGCGACGAGACCCATGGCAGGATCGATGGCGGGATGCGGTAGTGGTCGACCGGGACCCACCCCGCGACGCGGGGGATGTCACGGAACGGATCTGCCATGCCCTCGGTGTAGACCCATGCGTCATAGAGGACGATCGTCCAATCGGGTCGGATCTGGGCGAGATCGTCGCGGATGATGTCCCGGCTGTAGCGGTCCATCGTCGAACCATGGACCTTCGCGCCGTTCCAGGTCCCCGACGACGACCCGTCGTTGGCGCTGAACTCGACCTCGATGCCGGCGTCCAGCAAACGCCGCCCGACCTGTCGCGTCTGCGAGCCATATCCCGATGGCCTATCCGGGTGGTTGCTGATCCATAGGAGCTTCACGATTCCTCCCGAGCGAGGGGCGGGGAGGGCGCGGGGTGCTCGGCCGCCGCGCCCTCCCACTGGGGGTGGGGATTAGCTGTTCGCGCTCACCAGATACGCGATGGCCGCCACGTCCGGCAGCACCCCGCCGGCCCGATAGACCGTGCGGAGCGCGACCTGGTCCGTGTCGAACTTGAACTCGGTCGAGAGGGCCACGCGGAGCGGGACCTCCTTCACGACGAACGCCGCGGCGTCGCCGAACAGGACCGACTTGGTGGCCGACGCCGGCGCAGCGAGGTTCGGGTCCTCGTACACCGGGTTGCCGTCGAAGGTCGGGGCCATGCCCGGACCGATGGCCGGCTGCCAGAAGTAGCCGCCGTTCTGATCCTTGAACTTGCGGACCTTGCGGAGCGCGCCGTTCGCCATGACGTAGACCCCGACCTCCCGATACGGGACGGCTCGCCCGTACTTGAGGTCGATCAGGTCCTCGTACCCGAAGAACGCATTGGTCGCGGTCCCTGCACCGCCGGCGCCGGTGGCCGTGCCACCGTTGCTGGCCGCAGCGACGACGGCCGTGGTGGCCGCCGCGCCGAACGCGAGTCCGAGCGCCCGACCCTGCGATCGGGCGATGAGCCCGAGCAGGCCGATGACCTCGTCTTCCTCGGCCTCGGAGCTGACGTAGGTCAGCGCCTTGTACGAGATCGGCGTGGCCGTCCCGCCACCGAGCGTCGGGTCCGAGGGCGTGATGGCCGTGCCTTCACCCGGGGTGTACGTCGTGACGTCCACCGAGAGGTTCGGGATGACCAGCGGTCGCCCGTTGGTGGCAGGGATGATCGACGCGAGGCCACGCCACGGAGACGCCGTCCGGGCGTACACCGCGACCGACGTCGAGAAGTCGTTCATGTAGAGGCTGGCGCCGTTGGCGAAGTCGGAGATGGCCCGGCTTTCCTCGGCGATGGCCTTGTAGTCGAACGGCACGTCGATGATGACCGCGTCATCCTCGCGGACCGCATAGCCGGAGCGGAGACCGCTCTGGATCTTCTGGATCTCGGTCCAGATGCGCTGCTTGTCACCGTCGGCCGCACCGGCCGTTTCGGTCTCGGCCGCGGCACGGACCTCAGCCCGCGACGTGATCGCTGCGGCGGCGTCCGCGTCGAGCTTGCGGAGTTGGTCGATGCGACCCTTTCGCTTCTCGGCATCGGCGATCGCCTGGTCCCACGCCTGATCTTCCTCGGCCGTGGTGGAGCGCTGCTCCTCCGCGGCCAGGTCGAGGATGTCGCGAGCTGCCTTTTCGGCCGCTCGATAGGCGTCGTATTCCCTGTCGATGTATTCCTGGTTGCTCATGGTCGAGCTACTCCCTTCGTGGAAGTGGCCCGGCCCCTTGACGTGGTGGCCTCGGTGGTGGCTTGCGCTCCGAGCGAGGCTCCGGGGTGGTGACCGGTGTGGATGGATTACCCGGCGAGACGGGCGAGCCGTTCTCGCATCTGGGCCAGCTTGTGGGCCTCGGTCGCGTCGACGACCGGGGCGTCGGTGTGCGCGTTGACGGTGGTGACGATGAGATCCCGCTGGGCGGGGGATAGCTTGGCGTCCGGGTCGCGGAGCGCCGTGAACGCCTCGGACAGGTCGTCGGGATCCACGCCGGCCTCATCGGCCAGCATCCGGACCGCGGCGGTCGTGTCGGGGTAGGCAGGGATGTCGGTGAAGCTGATCTCCGGACCGAGGCGCGCTTCGAAGATCCGGCGGACCGACATCTTGGAGCCGTCGGGCAGGACTTCGGTCGGGAACTCTCCACCCTTGGCGTTATCCCGCACGGCCATGAACCGGACGGACATCCCGTCGATGTCGCGCCGATCGAGAGCCGTCCACACCGATCGGCCCCATTCGCTGTCGGGCAGAGAGCCCGACGAGTGGAGGCCGTAGTCACGGACCGCGAGGACCATGGTCTTGGCCTTCGTCCGCGCCAGTGGCAGGGACAGCATGTTGTGCTGGTAGCGGAGCGTCACGTCGGGGTCCGCGTTGACCGTCCGCGTGAACGATCCGGCCTCGAAGAACTCGAGGAACGGGCGTCCGCGGTTCAGGTCAGGGAACCGGAGCGGAAGGGACGGGCGGCCGAACACGGCCGCGTAGCCCTCGAACCGCAGGGTCCCGTCATCGTCGCGGGAGGCCCGCATCTCGGTGTCAGCGTCCGGCCACATCTCGGCCGTCCGCACTTCGTACGTCATGCTGCGTTCTCCTGTGGCGTCCCGAGCGGGACCATCTGCGACTGGTGGTAGGTGACATCGCCACCCGGCACGGGCGGGAGATCCTCGAGGGCGCGCGCCTCGTCCGGCTTGATGAAGCCCTTGTCGAGACCGATGCCGTAAGCCTCATAGCGGGTCTTGATGTCGGCCCGCTCGAGCCCCCGCAGGTCCATCTGGAACGATGCCCGGGCGTTCGAGCCCTCCAGCCGCAGCGGGACGGCCGTGAGACGGGAGTAGACGCGGGTGATGCGATCGACCCATGGCGCGACGTTGAACTTCCCGAACTCCAGGGAGCGTTGCTCGACGCTGTTGTACGAGCTCGCACCCGGCTCCTGGCTCCCGACCAGGTGAGGCGGGACCCCGAACAGGGTGGCGATCTCCTCCTTGCTGAACTTGCGCGACTCCAGGAACTGCGCTTGGTCGTTGGTCACGCCGAGCCCCGTGACGAACTTCGCCCCGCCACCGAGGATGCCGATGCTGTGCGAACGCTTGATACCGGCGTAGGACTCCCGAAGGGATTCGGCGAGATCCTCGCGCTGCGCGGTCGTCATCGGCCCCGGGACCTCGACACCGAAGGCGAGCGAGGCGCCCTTGCCGAAGAATCGGGCAGCGAACTCCTCCTCCGACAACGCGATGCCGATGGACTGGCGCGCCTCCTCGATCGGCGACAGGCACGTCTTCTGACCCGCCTTGCGGAGCCATGAGACGTGCAGCATCCGGTCGGAGTAGACCGTCTTCGTCACCCGCCCGCGCTCGTCGAGGATCTCGAACGGCGGGCGGCAGCCGCGGACCATGCGGGGGTCCAGGACGATCAGCGGGGCACCGTCCGGATAGCCGCTCGTCGGACTGATGCCACCCGGTGCGTAGGTGTACGAGTGACCGGCGAGAGCCATCGCCGAGACGATCTGGCTGAAATGCTCGACGTCGGTCAGGTTCTCGTCATCGGGGTCGGGACGAGTCAGCCAGGTCGGCCGCTCGAACTCCACGAACCGCGATGGTCCGATGCTGACGACAGTGTCCTTGGGCAGTGTGCTGATGACGTCACACAGGAGCTTGACGCAACGAAGTGCCGTGATGACTCGCGTGGCATTGCTCGTGCCCACGCGGACGCCCGCCGCGGTACCTCGCTCATCATCACCGCGGAAGAAGCGATCGTAGACGTCCGAGTCGATGTCTCGGCTCTCCATCCGCGGAGCGAACAGGGTCTTCATCGGGTGGTGCTCCGGTCGGGTGCTACTGCATAGACGATGAGGAGGACGCCGACCGCCACGAATGCGGCCGGCAGGAAGACCATCCCGAGGCCGATCGCCAGCGCGACCAGGCCCAAGAGGGCGAGTAGGGCATTCACGTCAACGGCCCGGCGCTTCATATGGTCATGAACCACGGCTCGGCGACTTCGACGGGCAGCCGTGCCTGGTCGAAGGCCATCATCGCGGCGATCAGGCGGTCGATCTTGCGGGTCGATGACCCGTATTCCTTGGTCGGTCGGGCGCCGCGGTGGTCGACCTTCAGGACGGCATTGGCGACGTGTCGCGCGAGGCCGGGGTCTCCGTCATGGGTCACGCGCTGCTCCATGACAGCCCCGTAGAGGTCCTTCCACGCCGGGACGGTGCGCGCGAGCACGTTCGGCCATTCGACGACCGGCCATCCACGTTCCTGCCAGTCCTGGAGCTGTGCCCGCCACTCATGCGGGTCACAGGCGATGCGCCGCACGTCGTACCGGAGCAGGGCATCGGCCATCGCCTGGTCAACCTCGGCGCTGTCGACGCGCCAGTGCGGGTCGTCGGGCGGCTTCTCCCATGCCGCGACCGCGAAGATGTGCGGGATGGGCTCGATCGTGGCCCCGATGATGGCCGTCGAGTCACCCGTCCACGAGCCGTCGAAGCCAAGCACGACAGGCCCTTCCACGGTCCGGTCGACGTGGCACGCTTCCCATGCTCCCGCAGGGAATACCGTCTGTGCGGCGACCACCCACTGATTGAGCCGCTTCGTGCGGAACTCGTGCTCCATGGTCGGCCCCACGGCGGCCACCAGGTCGGCCGGGTCGAGGATGTCGCCGTATCCGGGGTTTGCGAGCTGCCACGTCTCGGGCTTGCGATAGTCGGCGACGTCGGGTGCTGCCCACCACTCGAAGTAGAACGTGGGGTCGTCGGTCTCCCCGGCCGCGACGCGGCACCCGTAGTCGAACATCCGGTAGCAGACCGACTCACGTCCGCCCGTCGTGTAGCGGGCGCCCGCGGTCGTGATGCCGACCATCATCGGCTCGGGACGAGCGCCCATCGCGAGGGCGAACACGTTCCACAGGTCCTCATCGATGACGTGGACCTCATCGACCACGGTCAGCGTCGGCGACAGGCCCTCCTTGAGCGGTGCCTCTGCGGACAGGACGCGGAAGACCGAGCCCGTGGCCGGGACCTCGATGGCGTCGCGGTACAGCTTCGTCTCGGCGGTCATCTCGGCATCGAGTTCTATCATGCGCTTGGCCGTCCCGAACACGAGACGTGCCTGGTCGCGGTCACCCGCGACCGCGTAGACCTCGGCGCCGGCGTCTTCGAGGAGCAGCCCGTACAGCCCGACGCCCGCGATGACCGCGGTCTTGCCGTTCTTGCGCGGGATGCCGATCAGCCCGAAGCGATGCTGCCGACGGCCCGTCCGCGGATCACGGGCAAACAGGCGGCCGAGCATGTCCCGCTGCCAGTCACGGAGCACGAGCGGGCGACCCGCGTGCCCCGCGAAGGACTCCTTGGTGATCCGGCACGATGCCTCGATGAAATCGGCCACGATGGCCCCATCACCCGCACGGACGGCAGCAGCTGGTACGGCAGTCATCCAGCGCGGCTCCGGGCGGCTCGGCGGTCGCGCAGCTCCTCGAGCTTGGACGCGGCCTTCACCTCGGCGACGCCCAGCCGGCTGCGTGACACGGGGTCGAGCCCCAGCGACGCTAGGCATTCGTCGAGCGCCTTGCCGAGGTCGCGGTACATCCGGCCCGCGACCGCCTCGGTGGGGTCGGCGAGCCACACACGCCGGGCGAGCGCCACGTCGTCCCACAGCTCGACCGCCCGCTGCGTCTTCGCCCGGTCGGTCGCACCGATCCAGGCATGCCCGCCCTCATCGAGGAGACGCTGGAGCATCGCCCGACCATCGGCGAAGCCGGGTGCGGCATCCGCTGCCCGGACGACGGCCGGGAGCGCCACGATCGGTGTGGGGAGAGATCGCTGCCCGGGATTGCCCAGACGGCGTTTCTGCTCGGTCGGCTTGGGCGGTCGGCCTGTGCGCATATCACCAGGTCGTCACTTTCGCAGTGATATGTGCGCGGC